GAATTGATTCAAAAAAACTAAATAATTTATCGTGACCAACCTAGTGTCCCAAGGAGAAAAGAAATGACAGATTTACGCGGAAAGATATTTTCGGCTGACGATATTACGAGAGAATTACTTGAAGTCCCTGAATGGGGAGTTTCAGTAGAAATCCGTTCTATGACAGCAGGACAAAGAGCAACACTTACTGAAGGAGCAACCTCCGCAGATAAGGTAGATGTTTCTAATATGTATGCAAAAACTGTTATTGCTACTGTGTTTGACCCAACAACAGGGCTACCAGTCTTTACAGAACAAGACCGCGAAGCGATTCTTTCAAAGAATGGCGCAGTCATCGAGCGTTTGGCAACAAAGGCTCTTGGCAGTTCAGGTCTTGGCGATAAGGCGGTAGAAGAAGCACAGGCTCGATTTCCTCAAGAATCCTGAAAAACGGTTTCTTTTTGAAATAGCAGAAAAGTTAGGTAGGACGGTGGGAGAACTTCTTTATGGAAGCCAATCCCACCGCCCACTTAGCAGTATGGAATTAACCGAATGGAACGCTTTCTATATCGTAAAAGAAAAAGAACGCGAGAAAGCCGAGAGAAGAGCAAAGGCTAGGAGATAAATGGCTGAGTCACCAACCATGGAAGTCCGCGCTCGCCTCACCGCTGATTCTGCTCAATTTACAAAAGGTTTACAAGAAGCGTCAAAAAGTGCTGAAACTTTTCAAGGGGCGGCTTCAAAACTTAATTCAAGTTTAGTTGCGTTAGGTGGAGTCGCCGCTGGAGTATCCGTAAGTTTAATTGTTTTTGCTACTAAATCATTCAAAGCCGCGGCTGAAGTCCAAGAGTTAGATATTGCTTTACAGGCTATTGGTCAGTCCACTCGCTATGGATACACACAACTTGCTCTTATAGTTGAAGAGATTGAAAAAGTTGGTATTACAAGTGCCGCCGCACGAAGAGCAGTTATCAAACTTGCTCAGTCAAATGTTGATTTAGGCGCCGCTTCTGAGTTAGCCACCGTTGCTCAAAACTTATCTGTAACAGCAAGCGTAAATGCCGCTGACGCTTTACAGACTTTAATCTTTGCTATCACAACTGGTCAGACAAGAATGTTGCGTCAAATTGGTATTACAACTGGCGCTACTGAGGCTTTTGCTATTTACGGACGAACAATAGGCAAAAGCGCTAGTGAGTTGAATATGGCTGAAAGACGCCAAGCAGTTCTTAACTTTATCTTAAAAGAAGGCACAAAGGTCACAGGCGCTTATGCCTTAGCAATCCAAAGTCCTTCTAAAGCCCTTAAAGAAATGTCAGATGTAACTAACAAATTACAAGTTGCCGTAGGTAAAAGATTACTTGATGCTTTCAGCAAAGTAATTTTAGCCTCGTTTGAGTTATACACAAAATTTGCAACAGCCGCCGATGGAACTGGCACTTTCTCTAAATTCCTTGATGCGATGGAAAAAGTATTAACTAAATTATCAGACCCGTTTGCAAAAATAGCAACAAACCTTGGTAACTTTATTGAAAAATTAGATAAAAGCAAAATGAGTGTAGACGGTATTGCTTCAGTAATGGAAAAAGTATTACCTATTGCCTTGGGCTTTACTACATTTTTTGGTATCAAGGCAGGTAAATCTCTTAGCCAAGCGGCGCCTTTCTTCCAAGGATTCTTTGGCGCCCTGTCAAAATATGCAGGATTGTTCTCGGCTTTTGTAGTTGTATTAACATCTCCTCAAATCCGCAACGCAGTAGGAAATATAATTTCTGCTTTTAAGCCATTACTTCCGATTGTCAAAGAAGTATCAAAAGTATTAACAGTTTTATCAGGTCTGATAACTGGAGTCATTGCAAAAGCCTTAAATACTTTAGCCGCTGGTATCAGAGCGGTTACAAACTTTTTTACAAGTAATGCAACGGTAACAAAGGTTCTTGTTACGGCGTTTCAAGGAATAGCAATAGCAGTTACTTTAGCAACCGCGGCGTTTTACGCTAACATTGTGGCAGTCAGATTACTTGCTATTTCTAAGGGTATTCTGCAAGTGGCTACCGTTTTACTAAGCGGAGGACAACTTGCCGCAATCGCCTCAACAAATGGACTTGCCGCTTCAATGCTTAGACTCAATGCAATTATCGCCGCTAATCCAATCGTAAGAATTATTCTGGTAATTGGCGCCCTTGTAACCGCCGTAATTGTTGCTTACAAAAACTTTGAGTCATTTAGAAAAGTTGTAAACGCGGTTTTCCAGTTTGTAGCACAGTTAGTATTAACTGTCCTTGGTTATATTATTATGTATTTAGGTCATCTCATAAAAGCCTTGGCTTCAGTAATGCGGGTATATGGAAGTTTTGCCGAAGTTGTAGCAAAGGTTTTTGAATTTGTAATAGACATAATTCTTACATTTGTTAAATTTTTTACAACTTCAATTAAGAATGTTATTGATGCTTTTATTCACCTTATGGAAACCAATGATACTTACCGTAAAGTTGTTATTGCCGTATTCAATACTGTTTTAAGAGTTATTGCACTAGCAGTTACAGCGATTGTAACTAACTTTGCTAACATTCTAAAGGCTGTCGCTACTGGTATTTATATCTTCGAAAAGTTGTTAGATGTAGCCAAGACTATTGCAAAGGGAGTTATCGGAGCATTTTTGGCTTTAGGCAAAGGCGTAGTTGGCGTTTTTGGTAAAGTTGCAAGTGGCTTAGGTAACTTTTTAGATAACTCAATAACAACAGTAAAAGAATGGGTTCAAAAACTTACAGCACCTTTAATGAAAATTCCAGTAGTCAAAGATGCTGTCTCAGCGGCTATTGGCGCCTTGGGTGGTATGGCGGCTTTTGCTAGTTCAAAACTTAGTGGAGTTGCTTCTTCCCTAACAAATTTATTTCTTGGGAGCGATGATGCTGGCGCTAAGTCAGTTGATTTAATTACAGGAGTATCAAAGACCCTTATTAAAAATTCAAAGAGTTGGGGCAATTATTCCGAAGGTGCCGCTGGAGCAATTTCAGGCATTGCTAACAAGATGCTCGACTTTAACGAGAAGTTAGTAGATTTTGCAAAAGAAGATAACGGTTCCAAGATAGTTGAAGGTTTGATTGCTGGAGCAAAGAAAGTCTCACCAGCACTTGAAAAAATGATTGAGGGTCTTGGTAAAGCAATTAAGTTTGATTTTGCTGGAACAGTTGGAAAGTTCATTGATGCAGTTGCAGATAAGACAGAACAAGCAGGAGAGAAGTTAATCCAATTTGGCTCACAAATGCTTGTGTTTGCCAAGAACACAGATTTTGTTGCTGGACTTGGTGACTTCGTTGCCAAGATTAAAGAAAGCCTTGAAGAAGGTCTTGGTTTTGGTGACATCCTCAAGAAAGAAAGAGAAAAGGCAGAGGCGGCTGGCAAGGGCGGAATAGACGAACAGGCTCTTGAAGATTTACAAGGCAATGTTGATTTAATGAAAAAGATTCGTGAGGCAATGAAGGCTGGAATTGAGTCGATGAGTGATGTTCTCAAAGACTTACAGCAAGCGGCAAAGGACTTTGCAGATTCTCTCAAAGAGACAATCATGGGTTTTGCGGGACTCAAGGGCGTAGAACTTCCTGATGGATTTATTCCACAAGCAAAATCGCTTATTGAAAATATGCGGACCCGTTTGGATAAGAGCCAACAGTTTGCTAATCAAATTACTCAACTACAAGCCCTAGGTTTAGATGCAACCGCAATTAAAGATTTAGTTGAATCAGGACCAATCAAGGGCGCTCAAATTGCGGCATCGATTCTTGGCGGCGGCGCAGAAGCGATTGCACAAATTAACGAGATTCAAAAGTCCATTGCATTTACAGGTGCGGCTATTGGCAAGTTTGGTTCGGAGGCGGCGTTTGGTCAAAAGATTGCTAACGCTCAGGCTGGCATTGCTCAAATCACCGACGCTGAAGCAAGCATCAGAGGCGTAAAGGGAAACAACATTGTTATTGAGCAGGGTGCGTTTGTAGTCAATGTTGATACAACAGGTGCGGCAGACCAAAACGAAAAGGCTGACATAATCACTCAGAGAATTCAAGAAACATTCGCTATATTGGCAAAGGAGTTGGCTAACAAATAATGGCTACTTATACACTTCGCCCTAACGCTGATTGGAATAACGCTTCAGCCTTTACTATTTCAGGCGGCTCAGGTTCAGTTCATGCGGCTTTGTCTGACAACAGCGATTCAACTTACATTACCCGCACAAGCACAACAGTTCCAGCCTCTTATGAGGCAGAGTTCGGCACACAGACTCTAGCGGCTACCGAGAAGGTAGCGTATGTAAATCTAAGGGCAAGAGGAACTATTGGAACAACTGGAAGCATTGAGTTGAGCCTTGGTGTAATTACAGACCGTAATGGTCGAACAGTTAGTTATTCAGTTCCTTTCTCTAAAGCCAACACTCTTGCTTTAAGCACTCTTGATACTGCTTTGAAATTAACTAGCGCTCCTAATGGTGAAGCGTGGAGTCAAACTCTTATTGATAATCTTGTAGTTAAATTTACAGATAACGCAACAGCGTCAGGAGACCGTGGTGGTCTCTATGAGTTGTATGTAGATGTAATTACAACCGCTCAACCAACAGTTACCGTGACTGCTCCGACTGGGACAATCACAGATACAACATTCCCATCAGTTGTTTGGACTTATGCCGACACAGATGGTGACCCACAAAATGCTTACGAGATTAAAGTCTTTGATTCAACTACTTATGGCGGTGGAAGTTTTAGCGCTAATACATCAACACCAACCGTCACAACTGGCATTGTTACATCAAGCAATAACGGTCAAACTCTTGAGGCTGACCTAGCAGATGGAACAACATATCGTGCCTATGTCCGAGTTGCTCAATTAGTTAATGGCGCTAATTATTTTAGCGAGTGGGCTTATAGCCAATTTACTATCGATGTTGATGCTCCAGCGACTCCATTGATTACAGCCTTTTATGATTCTTCGGCTGGCGCAGTAACAGTTACAATCTTTGGTAGAACTAATTCATTATCGCCAAATCAAGCCTCCCTTGAAACCAATACAACTGGATGGGAAGCGGCAACTAACTGCGCGATTGCTCGTTCAACCGCACAAGCATCTATTGGTAGCGCCTCCCTAGAAATAACTGCAAGCGCGGCTGGTGATGCAGTTGCATCAACAACTATTGGAACTAAGTTTTTAGTGACAGCCAACCAAGAGTTCTCAGCGATTGCTGATTTCAAAGCGGGAACTACTACTCGTTCATGCCAAGTTGGTATCCGCTATTTAACCTCAGCAGGTGCAACGATTAGCACCACCTATGGAACAGCAGTCAGCGCTACAAGTTCTGCATTTGTTACTGCAAGCGCGACAGTATTAGCACCACCTACTGCGACACACGCCCAAGTATTTGTGAGAGTAGTGAGTGCAAGTTCAGGCGGAGTTCACTATGTAGACAAGATTGCTTTCCACGCTGGAGATGAACCAGTATTTACCCGAGGCGGTTTCAGTTCTTTCGTCTTTGACATTGAACGCTCCAATGACGGTATTACATACGCGGCAATTAGAAACAGTCCAGTAACCGCAACGGCTACTCAAATTGCTGAATTGAATGACTATGAAGTTCCACTAGACACAACTGTTACTTATCGTGCGAAAGCGAGGGCTGACATCTAATGGCAACTATCTCCTCGGGGTATACAACTACTGTTCCAATTCAGATTACCAATCCTGCAACTTGGTCTTTTACTGCCCCCGAAAGTCCAACTATTAAAGTAAATAACATTGATGTGCTTCAACCGCTGAACTCAACGATTGTTGAATCCTATGGAGTGTTTAAGCCGCTTGGTGCATCTAAGACAGTTATTGTTTCCCAATCAATTTATGGCATTGATGGAACCTATGAGTTTGTAACTACTGGAGAAACCGAGTGGGATGAGTTGTATCCAGTCTTGACCTACCAAGGAACCTTGCATGTCCATGACCCACTAGGTCGTCAGAAGTATGTGCGTTTTGTAGATAGAAACTGGACCGAATCAGGAAACATTAACTCTTTGGTTCGCCGAGTCAAAGTCACTTACTACGAGGTCGGAGCGCCGTAATGTATCCAGTTTCCGCTGACTTCAAAGAGGCAGTTCGGAAATCTCATTCAACAACAGTCAAGGTTGAGATTTACGATATGGCTAATGGAACTATTCTTAGCACAGCCTCTCCAATTAGCGGTGAGGTAACCATTGATAACCGTCGGTCAATCCGTCGTGAATGTTCCTTAGAGTTCGTAGATACAGATGGGACTTTAGTTCCTACTAATAACATTTCTTCGGTTCTCTTGCCTTACAACCGCGAAGTGAAAATTTACAGAGGTGTTGCTTTTCCTGATGGCACAGAGGAATTAGTTCCTCTTGGTGTATTTATTATTACGAGCGTTGATATAACAGAGACCGCTCAAGGGATTAAGGTTTCAATTAAAGGTTCAGACCGAAGCCTAATTTTGGCTCGGGCAAAGTTTACTAACCATGAGTTCTACATTGCAGATGGCACAGCAAAAGAAACAGCCATTGAAAACATTCTTAAGTATCGCTACCCAAAAGTTAAGACTATTTTTCCTGCGACCAACCAAGTAACAACTTTGCTCTACCCAACCCTTGACCAGTCAAGTGACCCATGGCGTGAGGCTCTAAAAATTGCCGAGTCCGCATCCATGGATTTATATTTTGATGAAAACGGTATTGCTCGTATGAGACCAATTCCTGACCCTGACAAGGGAACAGCAGTTGCCACTTACGCAGATGGAAGCGATTCAGTCCTTATTCAGATTGCTCGCTCGCTTTCAATCGATGAGTCCTACAACGGAGTTATCTATACAGGCGAAGGAACAAATCTAAGCATCGGAGTTATTGGCGAGGCTTGGGACGATAATCCGAGTTCGCCTACCTATCGAAAGACTTATGGAGAAGTCCCTCTCTTCAAATCCTCTCCAACAATCTTGACGGTTGCCGAGGCTAAAGAAGCGGCGGCGGCTGAGTTGAAAAAGGTTATCGGCGCCTCAGAAAAAATTACTTGGGACCAGTTGGTGAACCCTGCTCATGATGTCTATGATTTAGTTAAGGTCACGCGCTCGCCAGTTGGGGTAGATAAAATCCTTATGTTGGATGCTATCTCAATCCCTCTAGCGGCAAGTGGCACAATGAACGCAATCGGAAGAAGTAGGAGATTCTGATGGACTTGAGTTACTTAGTTAATCAAATCAAAGGAACAGATACTTTTCCAACTCTAAGGCTTCGTCAGGCTTATGTTGTTGCAACGAGTAACAGCCCTAAGACTATCGATATTCAAATAGCAGGGGATACGAATACTTTACCCTCGGTTAAATACATACACAGTTATGCGCCACAAGTAGGGGATACGGTTTTTATCCTTACAAATGGGGCTGACATTTTGTGCCTTGGAGATATAGCAACTTAAGTTAAGAAACCATAGGTTATTATTTACCTACCTACAATTAGGAGAACACAATGGACAGCAAGACACAAGCAATGCTCGCTTCGTATGGACGGTCATTCCTAGCGGCAGTTACAACAGCCTTCATGATTACAGGCGGGGACATCCTTGCTCTTGATGGCGATGCACTTAAAGCAATTTTAGCGGCTGGCGTTTCAGCCGTTCTCCCCGTCGCAATCAGAGCGGCTAACCCAAAGGACCCTGCGTTTGGCAAGATTGCTGACGGAGTTACCGAAGCAGTTGTAAAGAAAATTACAGCCAAGAAGTCAGTAAAGAAAAAGTAATGTCAGTAGAAAAAGTTCTTGCCGCGGCGAAAGCCGAGGTCGATGCTGGATACCGTGAAGGTGCCAACAACGATACAAAATTTGGCAAGTGGTATGGACTCAACAACCAACCTTGGTGCGCTATGTATGTTTCATGGTGTTTCAAGGAAGCGGGCATTTTGGATTTAATCGCGGCTTCATCTAAAAAAGGTTTTGCCTCATGCGATGCTGGTCTGAAGTGGTTCGCTAAAAAAGGTCAGATTGTTCCCGTCGGTCAAGCAAAGCCAGGGGACATTGCTTTTTTCCAATTCGATGATGATGCTCAAGCAGACCATGTAGGCATCGTTCAAAAGAACGACGGCAAAGGAACTCTTTGGGTTTATGAAGGAAATACAAGCGGTGACACAAAAGGAAGTCAGTCCAACGGCGACGGCGCTTTTCTTAAGAAGAGAGCCTACAAACTCATTATGGGCGTTGCTCGCCCTGCTTACAAAGGATAATCATGGCAGAAGAGATTCAACCAACTTTAGGAGAAGTCATGAGACGGCTTGACGACCTGACAATGGAAGTTAAGCAGATGAACTTAAATGTTGGTCAAACTTATCTGCGTAAAGATGTTTACGATTCAGATACAGAAAGAATCTCACAAGCCATGGACCACATAACAGACCGTCTTGAAAAGATGGAGAGTCGCTCCGAATGGGTAATTCGAACCGTCGGGGCGCTCTTCATCGCCACAGTTGTCGGTGCCTCGATGTATGTTGGACAAATCATCGGGATATAGGGCTTGACAATCTAACCCCAGTTGGATACCCTCTCCCTTAACGAGAGGAGTCCACATGGACAACGCACTATCAGCAAGACCAGTTGATGATTTTGAAATCATCGAGGAACCAGCCCGTGAACCGTTTATAGTTGATAACGATTCCAAAGCGGATTGGGCAATGAGAAAACTTGCATCCATTCGACGCAAGCAATCAGATAACGAAGCCATCTTTAACCGAGAATTACAAAGGGTCACAGAATGGCTTGAGAAGGTCAATACAGACCTTGAGAGAGATGCTGAATGGTTTGAGTCGAACCTACGACCATACGCCCTTCAGGAGCGCTCCAATGACCGTAAAAGCATAGTTTTACCCCACGGCACAATCAAAACCGTTTCAGGTCGAGTCAAGTTCGATATTGAGGATGAATCTAAGTTCCTCGCTTGGGCTGAGACCAACGAACCTGGATTAGTCCGCATCAAAAAAGAAATCGATAAAAAAGCCCTAGGTGCTTTGAATCAGTCTGAAGATAAAGTAATATCAACCCAAGGCGAAATTGTGCCAGCAGTCAAAGTTATACCTGCTGAGATTTCTGTTTCGTTTGTTATCGCAGAATAGAGAGAGGGAACATGGAGAACAAATTACCAATAGCGCAAGCGCTAAATGAAATCATGAAGGCGGTTGGAGGAATTGCAAAGAAGGACAAGAACACAGCCCAAGGATTTAACTTCCGAGGAATTGATTCTGTCGTCAATGCAGTATCGCCAGCACTTCAAAAGTTCGGTGTAGTTGTCATACCTTCAGTTGAAGAGTATGAATATCAAACAGTTGAGATTGGGAGAAACCGAACAGCGATGGGACATGTCAGAGTTAAAGTGAGTTACACATTCATCGGAGCAAACGGTGATGCAATCAAAGCAACAGTAGTTGGCGAAGCAATGGATTCAGGTGATAAGGCAACAGCCAAAGCCATGTCAGTTGCATTTCGAACAGCGCTATTGCAATCACTTTCACTACCGACTGATGAGGTAGACCCTGATGCACATTCTTACGAGCGCTCAAGTGCTGAAGATGTTTTAGCGCCTGAAGCAATCATCGCAAAGATAAACCAATCAACCACGATTGAAACTTTATCTGAAGTCGGGCAATACATAACTGCGAACAAGGACGCTTACCCAGTTGGACTTCTTGACCAATTCCGTGCCAAGTTCAAAGAGCAACAGTCAAAATTGAACCCACCTAAATTGGAAGAGGTAGCCGAAGATGTCAGCACTCTTGAACCAGCCCGAGTTACCGTATAACGGAACTTCAGGACATAGCGGAACAGATACATCTAAAGAGCGAGCGCTTACCGCAGACAGGTCAGGAAAGACTGCTCTTCGTCAAGCGCAAGCACTTAACCTTCTTTCTCAAAGAAAGATGTCTGGTTTAACTTGGAAAGAACTTTCTGAAATAACTGGACTTCACCACGGCACCGCATCGGGTGTATTGTCTGTCCTTCATAAAACTGGACGCATCGCCCGATTAAAAGAGAGTCGTGATGGATGCAAGGTTTATGTAGATGTGAGTTGTGTTGAGGGTCGAGTAATTGAAATACAAGGGCGCAAAAGATGTTGCCCTCATTGTGGAGGTAATTTGTGAGTATCAGGTGGATAACAAAGGTTTGGTCGGACTCGCCTTATGACGGGACTCGGCTCCTTATCCACCTAGCGCTCGCAGATATTTCTCATGATGATGGTCGCTTCTTTGCGTCCCAATCAAATCTTGCTACGAAGGGCAGATGCTCGGTTGAGTATGTCCGAAAAGTTATCAACGAGATGATTGCCGATGGACACTTGAAGATTATTACCAAGGGAAACTCTCGGGGTAATGCCACGGTCTATCAGTTGATATGGAAAAAACTACCCAACATAGTAGGGGAGGAACAAAGTTTAGGAGAGGTCGAACTCCCCAACTCAGATACCCCCAACTCCCCAACTCTGGAGGCTCAACTCCCCAACGCCACTCCGCACCATCCGTCCTATACATCCGTCCTATCTACAACAAAGAGCGACGAAACTGCTATCGCAGTTGTCGCGCTCTCTGAAGCAGTTGCTAGAAAATGGTGGGAGAAGCAAAGAGTCAAACCTTTGGGCAAAAGTGCATGGCACTCGTTGTTAGCAATTTGCCAAGCCGCGGAAAAACGAGACTACACAGCCGAGCAGATTGAACAGGCTTTGGATTACATAGGGACAGTTCCCTCAATGCGTCAGATGGATTTAGTTCTTCGTGGAGTAGGAGTTAAAACAAAGCATGAACAATCAGCAATTAGAGCAATCGACTTGGCAGAGAAGTTCCGCAATGAGTCTCTCTGACCTCGCCATCCTCTTAGGCTTCATCGGAATCTATGACCTACGAATCCAAGTCGATGAGTTAAAGGTCCGTGCATGGGCGGAGTCTTTAGATTCAGATGTGCCTTTGGATGAAGCAAAGAAAATTGTTTCTTGGCATTATTCAAACCTAGACACAGCGGTAACTCCTGCACACATAAATCGGGAGTGGCGCCGTAGACTAGCCGACGCTAGAGAACGCGAGCGCGGAAGATTGATGTCGCTCCAGTATCAAGAGTTGGAAAAGAAAAAAGCCTCACCCGAATTTGTAACACAGATTAAAAAAGAATTATTGGAAAAACTGAACAGAGGTAAAGATGCTCCTGTGGAAGATGATAATGGAACGGTGGCACCTAACTCATGAAGATGTTTCGATTTGTAGGTTGGTTCAGCAGGTGGCGGTTCAAACGCAATCAAAGGTATGCCCTGCTTGCTTGGACGCCATCGCAGACGAGAGACTCCAATGGCAAAGCCTAAACCTAATAGAGTTTCTGAACCGACAAGATGGTTAGTTCTTGCCCGTGCTATTTACAAGTGTGAAAGATGCGGAAGAGATTTTCTAGGCTATCCCGTATCAGTTCATCACCGACGCCCTCGAATGATGGGCGGCTCAAAGAATGAGATGCTCCACGAATCAGCAAACCTAATTGTTCTTTGCGGAACTGGAACTAGCGGTTGTCATGGATGGGTCGAATCAAATCGAGCCAAAGCCCGTGAACTCGGCTACCTAATTCAAAAGGTTGAGTCGGCTGAAGATATTCCGTTTCAAGACCAAAACGG